CTACCACCGCTACCACTACTACTACCACCGCGGCCACCATCACCGCCACCAAAAGTGTTGCCGCTGCTTCGAGACCAGTTGCGTAGTGCGTTAAAAAATGCTTGTTCTAAAATAGGTTGATCAACTCTTGGGTCTAGTGCCATAAATTTTTCCAGAGAAATATTGGTATATAAATACTCATATATTTATCGGGACTAAAAATGAGCCAAACCAATCTGTTACAAAAGTACTTTAGACAGCCAAAAATTTACATGACATTGCCTAGTAAGGGGCTTTACTACCTGCCAGGACAACTAAAAGGTGACTATACCAATGTTCCTATCTTTGGTATGACCGGCATGGATGAGATCTTGTTTAAGACTCCGGATGCTCTGTTTAATGGAGAAGCTAGCAGTAAAGTTATTGAAAGTTGCTGTCCTACAGTCAGTAATGCAAGAAAAATGCCAAATCTTGATGTAGATGCTATTCTTATAGCAATAAGAATAGCAACTTATGGTGAGACTATGTCTATAGGACATACCTGCGGTAACTGCGATGCCGAAAATGAATTTGACATTGATCTTAAACCTATAGTTGAATATTTCAGCGATCTTACTTTTGAAAACACAGTACCAATTGGTGAAATTACAGTGCGCTTAAGACCGTTGGACTATGACGAAATGACTCAGTTCAGCGTTGAAAATTTTAAACTACAGAGAATGCTCTATCAAACTAGTGACATTCCGCAGGCACAGCAACAAGAACACCTTGATAAAATCTATCAAAGTCTAGCAGAAATACAGGTTAATTTGTTTATGTTAAGCATTGAAAGTGTGCTTACTCCGGAAGGACTTGTTGAAGACAAAGACATGATCAGAGAGTGGCTGCAGAATTCTGAAAAGTCTGTTTATGCAGAAATAAAAACACAGCTGGAAAAGAACAAAGAAACGTGGTCTATACCAAAACAAAACGTAAAGTGTGGCAACTGTGGCACTGAAGACCGTGTAGAAATTACTCTGGATCAATCAAGTTTTTTCGGTTAAAGCTTCAGAGAATGCCGAACTCTGATATCGAAAACTATCTTAAAGATCTAGAAGGCCAAGCAAAAAATATCAAAGACGAACTATTTAGAATAAGTTGGTATATGCGAGGAGGTGTATCAAGTGACGACTTATTCCACAAATACACCTACGAAGATCGTCTAATTATGAATCAAATTATCAAAGACAATATAGAAGCAACTAAAAATTCTAGACTACCTTTACTTTGAATATAATTGCTTTATTAAATCGTCTGCACTCACTGAGTCAGAATTGCTGCCACCTGATCCCCTGTTAAGTGGGTTCTCAGGATCGACACCGGCGGCAGCTGCTTTAGTAGGACCCGGGTTTCCTGCACCATCAGTTCGTCCAATTTTTGATCTAGTTTGACCTTGAGAATATAATTGTGTAGATAGTCTTTGTAATTCTAAAGGATCAGTTACTTTCCCGTCAGTGATAGCTAGTTTTACAGAAGTTTTTATTTGACTGTTTAATTCTTTTAAAGCCATTGGCGGCGGTAAGTAACGAGTAAACGGATCTCGGGCGCCGCCAGTGCCGCCGCTCCACCCAGCTGTCCACGCACCACCAACTTTTCCAATAAGTTCTCCTACTGGATAATCTTCGTATAGATCTTGCATGGCATTTTTAAGTAACCATGTTTGTATTTCTTCTTGACTCAACATATAAGGGATGGCCACGCTGGCTATAAACATTGCGCCGCCAGCCATCCAACCAAATCCAGGAATTCCTGCAAACAAGGGTATAAAGGCACGTAGTTGAGCAGCTAATGCAGCTAGGCTGCCCATTGTTGCTAGCATTGTTAGCCATTTATTAAATGCTATTGTAGAATAATATGTTCGAAGATCTTGTGCAGTATCTCTAGCGTTTACTTCATCATCTCCAAGTTGGCCGGCATCAAACATAGTTTGTACAGCATTCATATCATCCATCCACTCGGTAATAGCTAGTCCTAGACCTAATACCCACGCTAGTCTTACAGTAGCTTTTTTTAGACCTTTGGAAACTGCGTTTTCAGTTGCTGTTTTTACTTTTGTTTTGCCACCTTCAACAACTTCATCAACTGCGTCTATTGGTTTAATCTTTACTTTTTTTCCACTACGATCAACTTTAACTAACCCTTGACCTCTTTGGAAGAGATATCTTCCACGAAGTTGTCTTGTAGGTTGTCGACGTTGTTTACCGTCTGCGGTACCTTTACCGTCTGCGGTACCTTTACCGTCTGTAGTACCAGTTTTTTCGCCGCTTTTGTTGCCAGGCACCTCACTACCCCCAGATGCTTTTTGTGGTTGATTAGGATTATCTGGATTAGCTGTATGTATTTGTCCAGTAGGAGTAGTTCTTGTTTGTCCGCCAGTGCTAGACTTTCCATCTCCCTTTTCAAGGTCTCTTCTCATTTGATCCATGGGATTAGATTTGTTACTATCCACTGGATTTACCGGAACCGGGCGAAGCTTATCTGGATTATTTTTAGCCCATTCTATAGCTGCATTTTTGTTTCTAAATGCTCCTGTCAGATTACCATCAATGTTAAATCCCCAACGACCATCTGGAAATTGAATAGGAGTAGGAATGTTTAAAGGTACTGCTTCTGAGATTATGTCATAAACTTTCATAGGAATTTCCTGATTTGTTTCTTTATTTATTATTAGTGAGCTAGAGCTCACTATCGTTTTCGCTATCGCTCAACGATTTATTTCTGCGAAGCAGTTTAAATATTATCTAGATTGTTCAGTCACACTTTGCCCTTGCGGGCAAAAAATGAAACATTATCTGAGTTGAACATGTCACACTAGCGTTACAGCATTACAGTGGCGGTTGTCCGGTACCACGAGCTGAGTCTTTATCACAACGGCAGGTCTATGAATATACGCTAACATACGCATAGCCGCGGGTTTTTCTCCCTCTTTTAGCCTGTTAAATCATTCTTAAACAGTAAAATCAGTTGTATGTAGGCATATCTGATCATCGTCCTGTAAAGGATAGTTACTGAGTACTCACAACGGCGAGAGATTTCCTTACCCTGCGACATCACCAGGGATTTGGGCGCACGAAATTAGCCTGCGCTGAGCGTTAACCGTTTAATTTTGCCTGTGATTGTTCTAGTAATCGTTGCCTGAGTATGTTTGAACCGCCTACTCTAACATTAATAATGCCGTTATAGTATTCGTCAGTTTCTAAAACCCTACGTTCAAACTGCTCTCTTGCCTCTAGATATGACATTTCTGCCTTGCTTTTGCAAAGATAAAGTATTTCTCTTGTGAAGTTTTCTGGACCTAATGATGTAACGTCTGCTTGCAGCCTGTCTGATGAACCCCAGTAATCGCGCCAATCGCTTTCTACTGTGCTACGTCTTTTAAGTTTTTTGCCTTTGAGTGGTGGTTTAGTACGTTTGAATTGAGCTAATTTCTTGCCTATGTACTTTTGTCCAGTTTTGAGATTAGTAATAATGTAAACAAATCCGATACAGCCTTCAGGGATTTCTTCTACTACTTGATTTTGATAACACCACGTCATCAGTTATGTAGCATCTTTATTACTTTGATCTTTTAAATTTGATTGCCTATATTTTGGAGATTTTGTTTTAGGTTTTTCTGCTCTTACTGCCTGTATTTCGTCTCGTCTTACTGATGCTAGCCTTCTTATTTCACTTAATAATCGTCGTGCCTCTATACCTGATACATGAGTCTGTCTATTTTCCCATTCCTGGTTCTTTTTAAAATACGCATGTACCGTTTTTAATAACAGATTGTGTACGTCTTCATTCATTCCGTTATTTCTAAATCGTTAGCATAACTGGTAAAGCCGTTTTCTTTAATAACTTTTAACACATTATTAACTCTACCAATTAATTCGTCCTTGTGACTGATAAGGAATATGTTCTTTTGTCTTTCTCTGCCCATCTTTTTAAGAACTGCCAGTGCATTTTCAACACCGCTAGCATCCAAACCGTTGTCAATAAGCTCGTCAACAAACAGTAAATTAATGTTTTGATATAGACTTTCCCACACATCACGGAAACTCCATGACAGGCCAAGGATAAGTCTATTACGTTCACCTCTACTCAAGTTGTCAAAGTCTAGGTCTTGTCCTAACTGTGTGATTTCTACATTCAAATCATTTTGAAATACCACAGTATGCGGTAAACCCATCTTGTCAAGATAGTACGTAAGCCTATTATTCAAGTAGGCAAGGTTTTGATCTATGATCTTTTTACGAATAAAACTATCTTTGTTAGTCAATAATTTAAGTAAAAACTCTTGATGATCTTTAAGTGTAGTAAACTCGTTAATCTTATCCCAACTTATTTCTTGAATAGCAGTATTTTTAAGATCGTCAATTTGTTCTTGATAAGGATCAGTTTCTTTTTGTCTATTAGCCAAAGCTGTTTCTAAACTGGCAAGATTATTTTGATGCTTGAGTGCTTCCTCAATAGTTTCGTAGTAGGTAGTGGGACGTCCATTAATGTCACCAATCTGTTCTAGTTCTTGAACTACTGTGGCATAGCTGTCGCCTACGCCCTGCAAATAAGTAACGGCATCTGCTAGATTCTTTTCAGCAGTGGCAGTCATTTCTTCGTGTTTGTGAGTATGCAACTCTTGTTCGCAGGCATGACAGGTTTTATTTTTTAACTGTTCTAGTTCTTTTTCGTATTTCTTAACCTGTTTGTCTGCTTGTATCACAGCAGTTTCTAATGTGGCCTTTTCTTTGTTTAGGCTTTTAATCCTTGTGGCCAATTCTTCATAAACTTTAAGTTTATTGTGTTGCTGTATTTCTTTTTCAATGTCAACTGCCTGTAGTTCTATAATACTATCGGCAATTTTTTCACAGTCTTCTTGTTGTTGTTTGATCCATACTTTTT